TTTGGTTGGCGGCACGAGCCATATTTTTGCCCATAGCTTTCATGTTCTTGTTTAAAGAACTTTTGTTAGATTTTGGACCATTGTCGATAACTTTTTTGCCGTCATTAGGAAACACTTCAACTTGTGTTTTACCTTTGCTGGCTACGCCATCTGCTGCTTTTTTATACCCCATGATTTACTCCTAAGTTGATATTGTTACTGTACCTACTTGCCCAACTGCAATCAAGTAGTTTGGCGTTAAAACGCTGTCAAAACTGCTTGCCCCGCCAACAGGATTCCAACCCCATTGGAAAACTCTACTACCACCTTCTTGATACCCAACTTCAGATACACTAGTACCAGTACCATTTGAGGTCTGTAATCCACTTACTCCAGAAGCCTTATAGCTGGTATCTGGTCTTGGTTCACGAACCGCCTGTGGGTCATCTACTGGATACATACCCAAAGATAACTGTGGTTGGTCTGGTTCCCAGCACTCAGGACAAACTTTAATGTTCTTAATTTGCTGCTTAACAACAAGCTTTCTAAGCTCTTTTAACTTAAATCTTTGACCACACCGATCACATTCAGCAATTGCAAACTTGCCACTACTAAACTTATTAGGCATAGAATAAAGTCCTTGGCACAAATCTAGAAGGAGCTTTATCCCTATCTTCTGTAGATGCCATTAACCATTGTTCTTCGTATTCTTGTTTTAAAAACTGTGTTCTTGTTTGTCCTTCTGGAATTTTTTGAGACAAATAAAAAGCCAATCCAGCCACCATACAAGGCAATAGACGGAAAGGTATATCTTGTTCTGTTGCGCCGTTTCCAGCGTCTTGTATGCGTCTTAAACGCCAGTAAATAAAGGTATATGGAGCACCGCCAGCATCAGGGGTGGGCCAAATATTAATAGAACTTAAATTTTGAACAGATACAGCCGCACTAATTGAATGCGCCGCAGCAGTTGTTCCGTTCTGCCCACGATAACAATTAGTAAGGGTATTATCTACCACGTTTGCATAGCCGATAGTCTCTGAACCAATTTTAATNAATCCACCACTAGCCAGCTTACTTGCATCACTTACAGTAATAGAGGTATCAGTAGCGCTAATACCAGCTGATAGGGTTACAGTAGTAGTGTTGATTTGAGCTGATTGGCGGTTAATCCACACTTGGATAGGACGACCAGTAGTCAGTTTATTAGGAATAGTGGCGTAAGTAGGCTCAGAAATGCGGCTAATATTAATGTCAACTTGGTTACTAGCAGAACCGTTATTTTGTCTAATAACAGAATCTAGCAAGTCAATGGTATCGCTATCAATAGGATATAAACCTTGACCAGTAACTAAATTTATTTGACCCTGTTCAACAGTCCAGAGATTAAGACCTCTATTAGCCCACTCAATAGTAAGCAAATTAAGACTTCTGCGGGCTGTTTTTAAATCATATCCAGAACGTAACTGCGAACCACAACGCTCAAAAGCCTCTTCTACGAGGTTATTGAGATCTAAGTTGAACGTTGTGATGCCAGAAGTGGACATTATTAGTCTTCTGTGTGTGTAAACTGCTCATGTGGTTCATCAGCCATAAACGCTGCAACAGCCGCTGGTTCTTCAACAATCTCTTCAACTACAGGTGCAGATGAAGCAAATTGAGCATTAAACTGTTCATTTAATGCGTCTAAAAAAGAAGCGTGACCTGCTGTTGCGTTTAATACAGCAACAACTGACTCAGCAGCTTTGTCTTCCAATGTAAAAGTAATCATTTTTTACTCGCTTTCATGTTATCTATAAGATTTGGGTAAGGTCTGCCAGCAGCTTTAGCGGATGCTTTTGCCGCTGCTTTCTTAGCAGGACTCATTTTCTTTGGTTTGCCTAATGACTTTGGACGTGGTTTATCCCAAACTTCTCCGCCTTTTGCAAACTGGGTAAAGTCCGTATCATCTTTGCGGGCTTTCTTCTTAGGTGAGGGCATTTTGGATGGCTCTATTGCACCCATTCCACGAGAAGGCATCATAAATATTTACCTCTGGTTTTGCCTTTCATAGCGCAACCATCAGCACGTCTGGATGCAGAAGATACTGAGCCACCTTTTTTGTAAGAGTCGCCAGCAGCATTTGTAGTTTCTCCAGCATTGGATTTTCTTTCTACACTTTTATTTCTTTTTACTGCGGCTCTTGCTTCTTCAAGGGCTTTTGCTTGACCCTTTTCATCACCAGTCATGTGGTTATAGAATGTTTTTGCGCCAAATTTTGCAGAGTCAATTGGTCCAGGCATTTCTGGATGCGGAGATAGAATAACGCCAGCAAGACCTGATGGAATAGCTCCTGCCGCTCCAACAATTTTTTTTAATAGTTTTTTATCTTCTGCAATTTGCTCGCTGTCAATGTCAGCTACAATTTTATCTGGTGATTTTGCCATGATTAAGCCCTTGTTCTGCCACGAATTGCACAGCCATCAGCACGTCTAGATGCTGATGAACGAACCGATCCACCACGTTTAAACATACCAGATCCGCCATCATCAACCATATCTGCTGATTGTCTCTTTACTGGAATCTTTTTGCCAGATTTATTAGTTGCTTCTTTAACACCCATTCCTTCGGTTGACTTACCAAAATTTGGTTTTCCCTGTTTAACAGGAATATCTTTGCCTTGAACGGATACATTTCTGGTTGGCTTTAAAACATCTAATGACTCAGATGGGTTAAATCCCTCCTCAGACTTACGTGCAACGTTTTTAGCAGCAGTATTAGCAGCTGCGGTTTCAGCACGTTTTGCACCCATACTAGCCACTTTTTTAAACATACCTTTTAACAAACCGCCTGGCGTAACATAGTCTTCTGGATGAACTGACTCAAGCGCTTGGGACTTGGTTAACTTCTCCATACGTGCTTTTTCAGCATCCATATCAACTGCTGGCTTTGTAGGTGGAGCAACGGTTTGAGAGACTTTAGAAGTGCTTTTAGCCGCTGAACGAGTTACGGGTGCGCCAATATCACGAGACTCTTCACTAGCGCCTTCTACGTACTTCATAGCTCTGCTACGAGTATCATTGTCAATGCTAGGAACTGGATTCTCTGGGTCTACTGTTGAGTATCCACCATCACCAAACTTACGCATTTTCTTTTTCATTACATCTTCCCGCCACCGCACATTTTAATCATAGTGCCTTTGGTTTTGCCTTTAGTAGCACAACCATCAGCCGCTGAACGGAATACTCCGCCAGACTTCATGCCATGCATTTTCTTTTCGTGCATTTTGACTGCCTTAGACGCTACTTTTTTCATCATTGGCATATCTTGCTTAATATCATCGTGATTCATCATTCCACCCTTTTTAAAAGTTTTGCCCTTATCAGCAGCGGCAAAGTCTTGACCTACGGATTGAGGAACTCCTGCTTTTTTAGCCATTTTTGGGCTATGGGCAATCATTTCCATAAAATTGTGTTGTTTTTTAGAGACACTTGGCATTATTTATTTCCTAATAAGCTCATCAATTTTGCTTTCAAGCTTGTTAAACCTTGCGTCCATATGTTCAACAATGCGCTCAACTTCTGCTTTAGTAACATTATCACGGGCTACCTCTTCTCTTGTTTTGTTTAACAAAATATCAATGCGTTTTAATTCATTGAACTTTTCATGCATCATATACCCAATTAAGGCGACAAATATTGTTAGACCGCCTGTCCAGAGTTCCATCATATTTAGCATTTCCACCTCGCAAGAGAGGCAGCCTTTCGGGTAGGTTTGCCTTTTTCGTCTTTCATTGGTCCTGGCATACCAGACATCCGAGCGCAGAATGACTTCTTACGAGCGCCTCCTTCTGGCTGTGGAGCTTTTAAATTAGATCCTGTAGCTGCATTGTATTTAGCACGACCCTTGGCAGTAAGCCCAGCCCCTTTCGAGACTGGGAGTTTCTCACCACGACCTATAGCTAGAGAAGGTGTTTTCTTTTTGGTAGCCATACATTAAGCCTGTGCTTCTTTCCAAGACAAACGAGCGTAAACGTCAGTTGCTGTTGCTGTCAAAGGAGTTACGCATACATACAAAATGTCTGGACCATCTGGGTAAAAACCAGCTTGAGTAGTTGGTAATGTGTTAGTTGTACCACCGCCCAAAATAGAATTACCCAAGTCACGAACTTGTGTTAAATCCAAAGTAGTTTGACCATTAGTATTGGTAAACGCAGCCGCCACAGACTCACCACCAATAACTGTTACGGTATTGGTAATATTGTTGGCGACTTGAGATAGTGAAGATGTAAATGCTCCACCCGCTGTAGTAACAGGAGCAGTAAACGTACCACTAAACGTACCAGTAGTAACACCGTTTAACACCAAGTTAACCAACAACGGACCAGTTGCATAGATACCTAATTCAAACAACTGCAACTGCATACGGTTAATGATCTCTTTATTTCCAAGTAAACCTGTTAATCCGTTATCTACTGATGGAGCAACACGAATAGCTAACACGGGTGTCAACGCAGTAGTGGACGTTGAAGTTGTTAACTTAGGCGTACCATAGTTAAAAATCAATGATTTATCATCATTAAACAACCCATCCATAATTGCAGACGAACCCCAATGGGATAGGGCAGGTACAGTTGCTGGTGCAACAAACTCTACCGCAGTCCTTACATCGCCGTCAATAAAGTTTACAGCAGTTAATGAACCACCAGCTTGTGCACGGGTTAAACCCCAAATAATACCCGAAGAAGTAATGCCTGTGTAATTAATATACTCAATGCTAGAGTTTGCAGCGGCTACTTCAACAGTTAAAGTACTAGGAGTTTGCGCTGGTGTTGGAAATCCAGTAGCATTAGCAACCGTCATAGATGATGGAGTAATAGTTGCACCAGAAGCTTGGTCGTCAGCTTTAGTTCCGCCAAATCCACGAACACAGTCTACTAAATTACCAGCACCTGTAGCAGTTGATGTGCTTCCGTAAAAAACATATTCAGAACCTATTAATGCAACGCCACCACTCCGAGTAAATATACCAGTTTGGGTTACTGGAATAGTTGTTTGTACACCTGTTATAGCAGCGCTAAGCGTTGTTGAAGAACTAGATAAAGGAGCCGTTAAATAGCTAATTGGGGGGATACCAGATACTTCATAGTGAGCAGCCATGTTACCAGAACGCATATAGGCTTCAAACTGTCTATTGTTGTTCTGTATTTGATGTACATAAGTAATTAAACCATTTGTACCACGAACACCGTAACGAATAAATCCAGCGCCATACCAAGAGTAGTCGATATACCACATCTGCATACGGGTTAAATCAATGTTGTAGCCAGAAGGACCTGTGCCATCAATCTTGTCAAGATTAAATTGAGATTGTGGAATACGTACATCAATAGTTTGAGAAACAACACAGTTGGCAATAGTTGATTGACCACGATACTCTGGGCTAACAGACAGCGATGTATCAGAAGCAATTTGTACTACACGATACGATTGACCACGAATAACAATGAATTGACCAGGTTGTAATTGAGTAGTAAATGCTGTACCTGATCCTGTTATAACAGCAGAACCCGCTGTTGCAGTAACTGTTCCGCTTATTTGGTTGGTACTATTACGCAAAACAGCATAAAGTGTTGTACCGTCATACTCGAAGAACATACCATTTTGTTGGTCAAACATTCCAATACGGCTATTAGCACCAAACCAAGTTAACGGAACGACACGGAATGCTCCAGTAGCAGTAACAGAAGTGGTTGTGCTAATTGTGTATGTAAAGGTAGTTGGCGATGTAACAGTTGCAACGTTGTATGTGCCGTTAAAGAAACCTTGATTGGCTCCTGAAACTTGAATAGTTGTACCTGCAGTTAAATTGTGATTAAAACGAGTTGTAACAGTAACCGTTCCAGAAGAATTAACCATCGAAGATACAAACAACGCTGGCTTTAAAGAGGATCCAGTAGAAAACTGCAAACCTTTACCAGACTGATAACGGAAATAACGTCTTGTTTGACGAATCAATTGTTGGTTTGGAACAGCTGATCCTGCTGAGAACGCTACACCACCGTCAAAAGAACGTGGCTCAACAAATCCAGCGGGGCGGGCATAAATAACGTTATTACCAGCCGAGTTAGTTGGTGAGCCAGAGGCTCCAACAGCCGTTACAGTAAATGTATTAAATGTGGGAACAGTAGCAACAACATATGCTCCGTTAACTGCGGTAGCACCGCCACCAATTTGAGCGCCGTTTAGATAGACTAAGCTACCTCTATTTAAACCGTGTGCGCCTGTAGTAGTAATAGTTAAAACGGTTGCACTTGTAACGGCAATAGCGTTAGCGCCTACTTGAATACCAGAACCAGAATAAAAGTAGCCTTGGTAAACATAAGTACTAGTCGCACTAAAGTAAGCTGCGGCATTAGCTGTGGTTGTAGTACCAGGAGCAAACGTTATTGTAAAAGACGTTCCTGTACCACCTGTAACAATCCAACCCCATTGATTAATAGTAGAGTTTGTAGAGTTTTGAACGTAAATAGGGGTGTTGTTTGCAATTGTGGCTGAAGCACCTAATGTAAGCGTTACCTGACCTTCAGTTGCTGTACCTGTAAGCGCAGTTACGTTTAATGGCTGCTGTGGAATGATATACACACTCGCACGGTTGTTCTGAAGACCGATAGACTCCCACTTGGTAGGTTGAGTACCGTATTCAAAGTCTGTATCAATTAATGATTGCGGTGTTGATACCCGCATTTTTCCAACTGGATCTTGCGATGCTGGCGAAGGGGCAGTATAAGGTACACCTGCACCAGAGTTCTGGGTTCCACCAACAGGCAACGATTTATTTGTTGCTGTGTCTACTACTGTCCATCCTGACATAATATCTCCTTAAATTTTAAAAACGGGGAACCGAAGTTCCCCAGTTCGGATTAATTAGTCAAATTTATGTATATGATATGAGCGCATGGCTTATTATTGTTACAGGTGTGATCTACGGATACATAGCTGTAGAACAAGGATTAAAGGGAAACATGCCTATGGCGGTTGTATATACCGGGTATGCGTTTAGTAACGTAGGACTATATATTTTGGCTACAAAATAACATGACGACAATTGTTGGCGATCCTAAGCGTAAAGTCATTGTTGCGGACAGCCAAGTTTCTGATGATGAATCAGACACAAAATCAATAAATAACGACAAAGTTTATCGTGTTCCGCAAGGTTGGCTGGCGGGCGCGGGCGATGTAACTAGCATTCAAGAGGTTGTTCGCTATTTTCTAGATGGCAAAAAAGGCAAAGCCCCCGTAATTAAAGACGCCGATGATGCTGACTTTATGCTGTTAACTGAAGACGGCGTATTTGTTTCTGGTAAAGATTTACGGTTTTGGCAGATTTCTACCCCCGATGCCCTAGGTTCTGGTACTTTAGCTGCACTAGCAGTTATGTCGTTGGGGCACACAGCTGAAGAAGCTTGCTGGGCGGCCTGTCAAAGCGACTTATACTCCGGAGGTCCTGTAAAAGTGTATTCTTTTGAAAACAAAGAGCCTACTGTATATATAAAAGATGCCCTATAAAGACCCTAACGATCCTAGGAAAAAAGAATCTTACCGTAAAAGCTCGGCACAGCACTACGCTGCTAATAAAAAGAAAGTCCTAGAAGCCGCAGCAGCGCGAAAACGGGAGCAAAGAAAAGAATGGTCGGAATACAAAGGTACATTAGCGTGCTCCAAGTGTGGTATATCTCATCCCGCTATTATAGACTTCCATCACATAGATAAGTCAAACTATATGAGCGTTAACCGCCTAGCAAGCTATGGGATGTACAAGCAAGCTAGAGAAGAAATTAAAAAATGTATCGTATTGTGTGCAAATTGCCACAGAATCCATCACTATGAGGAACAAAAGAAAAACCCCGCCTTGTGAGCGGGGTCTTGTACAACAAAAGGCGGATTAGGCGCCTTGTGAGCCCCACATACCGAGGGGATCAGACCAGCCGAAGCTGTAACGCTCACGAGACTTGTAACGAACGTTACCAGTATCGAAATCACCATCCATGCTGTTGCTCAAAGGAGTACGAACGAAATGCTTCATACCATTTGGAACATCGGTGGTTAAGAAGTAAGCATTGGGATCGGTCAAGAAGTGGTTAACGGTGTAACCCTCTGGAATCGAACCATTGTTCTTCAAAGCGTTGATGTCATTGTCGGTTGTACCAACACGTAGTTCAGTTTCGAGCAAACGAGTTGCAACGAACATGAGGCTAGGTGGAACAACTAACTTCTTAGGTTTAGCAGCGATCAAGAGACCACGCTCGTCTGTCCAAGCAGCGATCTGAATAACGGCAGCTTCCAAGGAAGTTTCGTTCAAATCAGC